TCGCTTTCGTAATGTTTGTTCATGGTATCTGTTAATGAGTTTTTCCACTCCATAATATCGCTAAAAGATGATCTGAGATTGTTTAACTCATTATGTAGGTCCACATTTTCAGGGGCAACTGAATTAGTCGTTTTTTCTGTATTATCATTGAATACGGATGACAATTTGTCTGCATATTCTGGACGACTAAATAGTTCCTCCAATTGGTCATAATCAGTAGCCTTTTTTTTGTATGATTCCGTTTCATTTTTAAGCGTTTCATAATCACTTTTGAACTTCTCATATTCTGACTTCTGCTTTTCAAGATATCGTAACGATCCAAACATTTTATTTGGGTCTTTACCCCAATATGAATCATACCGTTTATCTTGCTCCCACGAACCAAAATCCTCACTGTTCTCAACTTGTCCACTTGAGTCGCTTTGAGTGTCATCAGAATCGCCTTGCCCAAAAACTATTTGGGTGGGTTCTTGTTCGACTTGCTCTTCTGCAACATCTTCTTGGATGTCATCAAACATAAAAATTACCTCCTAACAAATTTTGTAATATAAAAGTTTAGTTAATCCCTAACTTGTTAAAAGCATAATCAAAGGAACTGAGCTCATTGTCCTTCTCATTCTCTGGTATTTTGCCAGATAAACGAATAATGCAGTTATCAAGTAGAGACATCGCCTCTTTTATATTACCTTTGCTAATTGCGTTACGTGAGTCTTCTAACTTATCACGCAACATTGTCGGGGAGTAACCGCCATAATCTGTCATTGTATATTTGTTTTCTTCTGTTTTGCTGCTTTCTTTATCATATGACATTTGCTTTGGCTCGGTTTTTTTGTCCTCGTTTTCTTTCCCAAACTTAATCACAATCATGTTTTCTTTATCCATTATCAGATGCCTCAGTTTTTTTGGGACGTCCTCTTTTTTTTACTTCAGTTTTTTCTGTAGGCAATTTAATTTTATCTGTAAACAACTGGTTCAGTGTTGATTCACTTAAAATAATTTGCATATCGCCATTAATAGAAATTTGATAATGTGCAGTTTTATATTCAGATTGTCCAGCCGGATAATAACCGTTTAACATAAATGTATGTTTAACGTCATCTTTTAAAAAAAGCATTTTATCTTTTCTAAATTCCATACATTCAATATAATCTAAATATTGTCATCTATCATTTAAATATAATCCTAAAAATTAGTATTTATTCCTAAAAAATTGTACTAAATTCAAATGTACTACTAATAAATATTATGTAATATGTATGTTGTGGAAAACGAATATTTAAAGTATTTAGACGAACTCAAAAAAATTGCAATCGCATATCATGGGGAAAAAGGTCTAAATTTAAAAAATAAAATAGAAAGATATCACGCATATAATTATAAAACTACAAATGCTAAAGGGGAATTATATAACGCTAATCAACCTGATTATAATATAATTAAGCCTATAGTAGATACAGTTAAAACAATATCTTTAGACGCTTATATATCAACACAAGTAAAAATAAAAAACCTTAACCATCAAAGTTTAGATCAAATAAATATCATAGAGTCTATTGCTGATATACTCGATGATGTTTGGTCCAACGTTAAAATAAATACACAATTAGACAATAAATTGGCGCATGTTTTAAAAGATTCATTAGTTTACGGTTTTGGTGTAGTAAAAACATTCTGGTCTAAGTCGGCATCTGAGACAGGTATGGGAGATGTAAGCATTGAGCGAATAAACCCTCAAGATTTTTATCCTGAACCGAACGCAACCAGTATTGAAAATGCTAATTATATATTTGTTAAACGTGTAATTTCTAAATTTGAACTAATAAAAGAATATAAAAACCAACCAAAAATTTTAAAGAAAATTGAAAAACTTACAACTTACGCAAGACATGAAAAAATTGACGAACAAGCAAGCGGAAAACTTGTAAAATCAAATCATAAAAGTGGTGAAGGGCAACCGGAAAGCTCTGGAACGTCAATAAGTGAAGATAAATCTACAGTATTTTCACCTCAAAGCAATATAGTAATTTGGGAGTGTTATCAAAAAGATGATACCGTCCTAGTCCCTTTAGACAAAGACGATAGCAAAATTAAAACCATGAAAACCGAAGAACGGTTCAAATACCCCAATGGGCGTGTGACTATATATAGTGGAAATGAAATTCTTGAAGATAAAGCCATAGATTATCCGTTTGGCTTCCCTTTTGATGTACTAAAAATAAATGAAAGTGACACTATCCATAGCGATGGTATCGTTCAACCACTTGCTAAAATACAAGATAGTATTTTTAAGTCATACGATAAATTAAATACTTTAATTCAAAAATACCAAAGTTTTTTAGTTACCGACCCTATGTCTATAAATAAAAATGATATTGCTAATAAAAAGGACATTGTAGAAATAAAACCAGGGGGAAGGTTTAACGCCCCAGTTATTGTAACCAATAAACTTATTCAAGATATACAACTTTTGCGTGAACATATTGAGCAATTAAAACAAGATGCATACAAAACAACACGTATTAATGAGATTATGCTCTACGGCGAACGTCCAACGGGTGTAAATAGCGGTAAAATGGTCAGAGACCTTATTGAGTCCCCTATGTCAGCAATTCGTGAAATACAACGGAATTATAAAACATTTCTTAAACAAGTTAGTGACAAGGCTATCATATTAATACAGTTATATTATAACCAAGATAGAATTATTAGAATGACAAGCGGAAAAATGATATCTATTCAGCGTGACCAATTTGAAAATACATTTATAAACCAATATCAAAAAGACGAAAATAATAAACTAGTTACTTTAACTGAAGAAATCCAAGCTGATTTAACCTTAGGTGAATATGAAATTGAAATTACCACGGGATCGTCATTGCCACAATCTCAAGCGGCTATTGCTTCCACTACCGTTGAACTTGCCCAACAAGGCGTTTTTGGTGATATAAGTAACCCTGATGTTAAAGAACTAATACTAAAAACCCTCGATTACCCTAACTACCGTGCAATTGTTAATAAAATAAGAGATGAACAAGCACAAATGCAACAAATGGATGAGCCTGAACCAGAATTTCAAAATTATTTAAAGAATGTCAGTATGTCATTAAAAGATATAACAGAGTTTATTCAGTTAATGCCAATTGAGAAACAACAAGGCGCAGTAAGCATTATCAGCGAATCTTTAGGAATAGGGTTACCAGAAATGCCAATGACGCCAATGCCAGAACAAGAAATTATTGAACCTGTTATTGATGAAACTAACCCCCCTTTAGAAGTAACGTTTTAGTGAAATATTTCGTCACACATACTATCAACAAAATCTGAAGTTTTTTGTTCTTGTTCTCGTTTTATTCTTTCTTTACCCTTTTTAGCCTCAAGTTTAAAATCTTCGCTATTGGCATATCTATAGCCTTCTTTTTCTTCTTTCTTTATATCTTCAATAGTTAGATCATATCTATCGTTATTCGGGTTGTAAAACGTCTTGGTTGGTAAATCGCCTTGTATAGTTATTTTTTTATAACAACGTCCACAATCTTGAGACTTACAATCTTTAACTTTACATTGTGGTTGATATGACTCTATTTGATTTACTGAGCAATAATGGTCATATACAAACCCGCATTTATTACATTTAAACCGATAACTAGGCAATTTTTTGCTCCTTTATTAAATCGGTTAAAAACTGCTTAATGCGTTGCCGTCTCATGATGTTATTGTCTGTGCATTGCATAGTACGATAAATAGAGTTTTTTTGTACAACGTCATTATGTTTATCTAAATATGACTTTATTTGCTCAATACTTGCCCCTGATTGGACGTATAAAACTTCTAAATCTTCCCGTGTAATATCCTTTTGAACGTATTTTTCACTTGTTAGGTTTAAAATTTCTTCATTTAATCGGTTATTCTCTTTTTTTAAATCTGTGAGTTTTGATTCTATTGTTTTAAAACGTTTCGTAATGTCGTGTATGTGTCTCATAAATTCATTTATATTGGTAGAGACTTTGATATGGTTTAATTGCATCTGTAAGTTTTTGTATATTTCGGTCAGCTTTGCATTATCTAATGGTTCTTTACTTGTAATCTGTTCTATAGCTTCGGCGTGCATCTCAATACTATATTTCCGATTACCCTCTATTTGTTTTTGTATCAAAGTGGATATGCGGTTTTCTAGTTGATTGATAAACGATGACATTTCCCGTTGTACTATTGCATGTACATTTAATGTATTATTTGATTGCCTAGTTTCCTCAAATTCATTATTAAACATTTTTAAACCTCGCTTTTTTCTTTAATCTTTCCAGTGCAGTCATTTCTCTTTGAGTTAGTTTCGCAATTGGTTTCGCATTTAATTTATTAAACCTTTCAAATTCCTTTTGTTGGTATGTATATCGGCCTATGCCGGCTACTTTACTATGCTTCACAAATCTCACATCCTTAAATTGTACGGTTTCATAATAGGGGCAAATACTTTAGCAGGGCTATCGACCTCAATATTTTTTAAATATTGCACTGCATATTGTACGGCATCCACTGAGTGATCATCTTTTTTTACTACCTCCTCTCGACGGTTCTCAGTTTCATTTAATCTTGCCGGCTTATATTTGTACCCTTTGTGTTGTTTTATAACGTAATCTAGGGTATCAAAAATAAATAGCTTATTTTGATGAAATAATTTATTCACCAATAAGATATTATCAAATTTACTCGCCTTGTTTGCCTCAAATAACCTAAAACCTTGCTGTTGCAAGTCAAGCCACCATGAGCCTTGATCTCTGTCCGGTGTTTTCATTGAATAATCAGCAATTATATTTAAATTACCATGTCTTGTTAATGCTTTGCATACTTCATGGAATTGAGCTTGGGACTTGTGCCATTCATCGCATATGAACATATTGCCTGACTCATCCTTAGCAACCCACACAAGGCTAGTATCATTAATGCCGGCATGGTCATACCCTATGCAAACATAAAAATGCTTTTGTATCCATATTTTAGGTGTAATGTGATGCGCTTTAAATGCCGTGTATACTCTATCGCTTGTTCTATCCCATCCACCATATATATACCGTTCTATATAATCTTGTGGATAATCTCTTAGTAATCCCTCCATGTATTTTGGGTCCAAGTTTGCTTCATTATCTTGCATACTTCCATTAATAAAAAAAACATGTTCGGGTTTATTTTCTACGTACCGTTCTTTTGCCCAACTATCAGCTGGGTTGCCTTCCACTAATAAAAACCGTTTTGGTACAGCCTGCCCGGATAAACGGCCCAAAACCTGTAGAAATAGTTTGTGTGGTATTTCTTCAGCTTGACAAAGTGTCGCTCCGTCATATTCGTTTGATAATATCTTGGTGTCTTTATCAAATGCTCTGAAATTAATTCGACTTCCATTGCTAAAGTTAGCATTTCTTTCTGATTTATTATATGTATAACCTGAAGTATCGGGGGGGAACAATTGCATAAACTGAGGAATAACGGAATCGTTTAATTCTGGATATGTCGACCGGCAGAATAACCAATTTACGTCTTTATATAAAGAACATAAATAAAATGTTATTAACATGGTAATTAATGACTTACCACAACGGAATGCACCAAAATAAGCCAATTCTTCCGGCGCATCGTCTCGAATCTGCATATCTTCCGTAAATATTTGGCTAAAGAATAAAGACTGTTTAGGATTTAAGACAATATTGAACCTATCCATTAAATAAGCGGTTTTGTATATGCTCTTTCCATTTCTTGTTCGGTGTATAATTCTTCGAGCTGTTGTTCTTTAGTTTTATATTTTACGGCTTTTAATGGGTCTCTGTTGTTTTTATAATAATAATGCATTCTAAAACTTAGTAATAAATTAACAAATACAATACCAGTTAAAATCAAGCCATACGATAGAACAATAAATAACTTCCATAAATCAAAGGCGATTACTTCTTGCATTATAACCCGCCCAAATCTGCCAGCTGATTATGTATGTCCGTTCGTTCCATTTCTAACTTTTTAATCTTCAACGTTCTTTTTATATCTTCCAAAACGTTTACGGCTGTATCAAATTGTGTTTTCTGTTCCGCTGTTAAATCAAGAACTAAAAGGCTTTTTAGGTGCATAACTTCTGGCAATAAGACATCTACTCTACGATATTTTTCATCAAAATTCATAAAACCCCTCTTTTAATAAATATTTTATGTAATATTATTTCATTAAAATACTTTTGTAAATGTTTTTATGTTAGTTTAATTTTTTTACATCTTCACCAGTTAGAGTGATTACATGTTTCATTGGCTTAGG